GGAATTGGAAATGGTAGAAATGATCCTGCTAATTTTTTCAATGCGAATGTTAAAGCCGCCTGTGTCGCTATCCTTATAAGATCTCTTATAACCATATTGGCGAAGTCTTTGAACTTGAACTTACCTGTCATTACGAAGTTGGTCAATGTGTCTGCCATTCCTGTGAAAGCATTTCTACCAGCATCTCCCAGCTGTTCTGATATGCTTTTTTGTTCTGCCATTTGTGCTTTGAATCCATCTGTGTATGATTGCAAAGCTGATATGTTCTGTTCATTGAAATCTTTGATGCCTTCAGCCTCCAACTTGTGGAACTCCATCTTTTTCTTGTGCATCTGTGTGGCTATGAATAATTCTTTCTTTTCTCTCTTGGCATTCTCTGCCGCGATCTCTTTGTTCTTTTGTTTAGTCAACTCTGATTCAATCTTGTTGATCTTGGCCACCCTTATAATTCTGTCCTCGTAGTCCAATGCTTCTTTGACCATTCTATTTGCTTCAGCTATCTTTCTCATAGCTGTGTCATAGTCATTACCTGATTCTGTGATAATTTTTCCTAGGTCAATGCCTGCCTCCGCGGCAGTCTTGAATGCATCTGTGTTTTTTAATTTGTCAAATAATGATCCTGCTTTTTCCGCCGCATAATCATAAGCATCTCCAAATGGTCCTCCAATTGTGAGTGCCAGTCCTCTTGCTTCGTGGTCAAATTGTTTCATACCAGGAATGATCCTTGCTATGAAGTTGTGTGCATCAATCAATGAATCAACGAATCCAAAGAACTTTTCTTTTACAAAGTCAACGGACCTTGCGACTTTTTCTGCTATGAAGTCTCTGAACTTGCTCATTACTTCACCTAGGTGATCAAACACGGCTGAAACCTGTGCCAATGTTCTTCCTAGTCCATTTTGAACTGATAAGGCACCAATCAAACTTGCCACTGCTACCAATACCAAACCAAATGGGTTTCTTATCATTGCCGCTGTCAGTAATTTGAATGCTTTTGTTATACCATTGATAGTCAGTATCAATGCTCCACCTATGGCTGGTGCCGCTATGGCTCCCATTGCAATCCCAACCTTGTCCATATTGTTGCCCATAATCAATAGTGCATCATTGAACTTGCCAATCACTGTTCCTAGTGCTTTACCTAAACTCTTTTGAAATTCTTCATTGCCAATTATGGCATCTGTCATTGTGGTCACCACATCACCTAATGCTCCTGACAGTCCTGATTTACCAACTAGGTCTTTAGCATTGTTGGCCGCGATACCCAAGTTGGATACTTTAGTTGATAAGTTCTGTAATACATTCTGTGTGGCACCACCAAAATCTTCTTTGATACCTTTAGATAGTGCGGCTGTTATGGCCGCGGCACCCTCTGCCGTCTTACCAAATTCTGATATCTGTAATCTGGTTAGGCCAAGTTGTTCTTCCAATATTCTGAAAACAGGAACACCTCTGTCCGCCAGTCTGTTAAGTTCTTCCAGACCCAAACCACCTGATACTGTTCTAGAAAATAGATCAGTCATAGCTTCTAGTGTCCCAATCTGGTCAGTCGTGATCGCCGCTGTGTCTGTGAATGTGGTTAACAGTTCTTTTGTTGGTTCAATACCTGAAGCTTTCAATTTAATGAATGCTGTAGATAGATCCTCTACACTGAACTGTGTCTCTGTTGAAAACTTGGTGATAAAATCAAAGGCCTTACCACCTTCTCTGGCTGAGCCAGTCACTGATTTCAATGAAGTCCTAAGATCTTCAAATCTCATAGAAGTTGATATTATTGATTTAGCAAAGGCACCCGTGGCCAGGGCCGCACCAACTCCTAATAGTGTTTTTTGTAGACCACTGAAACCTTGTTGGGTCTTTTGTGCTGATGAACCTACTTTTTTTAGGTTCCTTTGCACACTACCAAAGGCTTTCTGTGTTTTATCTACTCCTTCTAATATTATCTGCTCTTTTGCCACTTTTTGCTTCCTTTTCCTGTTCCTGCTGACGGACTTTGAAATATGCTAACCAAGTCCTGAACTCTAAAAGGGACATTTCCTGAATCTGAACCAAAGTTACCTTTAAGTAGTCAGCCAGTGCCATCTGTGCATACAGATCGCTGTCCCTGGTTAGTTTTTTGCTATGTCGTCCACAGTATCAGCTGATGCATTGTTGATCTTTGTAGCTATCTTTATGATAACACTTGGGTCAACTTCGTGTATGAAAGTTGGTCTGTCTGTGCCTTTGAATAACAGATTACCATCTTTATCCATAGCCTTAAGAATCACACTTTCTACAAGAGCTTCTGCTGTTTTTCCTTGTTGTTGTAATGACATAATCTTGTTTTCAACACTCAAACTGTTTGTTGCTCTGTAGTATATGTCAATACCCCAATCATCACTATGATATTTCATAAGGTCTCCCCCAAGTTTTTCCTTGAAGTGTCCTTTTGCTATCTCTATAGCTGATTGTGTCTTTTTGTCCGTGCTAGTCATCGTTTAATCCTCCTAGTTTTATTTTTTACATAACCAGTCAATATCCTGACTGTGGGTTTTGATATTCCTTTAGGTGCTTGTCTTGATGAACCTTGGTCTAAGAAAGGAATATACGGTGTTTCGTTGGTCACTTTGAAGCCTTTAGAAGTAGATTTCTGCTTCCATTGCCTCTTAGCGAATCCGTTCCTAACAGGTGTTAAGGACCTTGCCGTATTGTATGTCTTAGTCTTAAAATCATCTAAGAGGTTCTTTACCTGACGGCTCAGTTTGTCCGCATCAAAAGAACTTTTGACTCTAATATTTAGGATCATATAACACCTATTAGATTATACAGTCGCTACTGTTAAAGCACCAGTGCCTTGAGCCGCAAATGAAGCCTCTACCATACCATCTACTGATGATGTGATTGAAAAAGATGTGATTATCATTGATCCTGATAATTTTCTTCTTCCTGAATCTTCGCCTGCTGGATAGACTTCAAATGTTGCCTCTGAACCTTCGCCTGTCTTAGTAACCAAATCATCAATTGCATTCTGTATAACATTTGATTCATCAAAGAATACATCACCTGAAAAAGTGAAAGTTGATAAGCCTGGTTTGTAAGTTCTTAAGTTTGCTGTGCCCATTGCTGTCGTCTCAATTACATCTTGTGTTTGTTCAATTGAAAAACTTCTTAGGTTTCCAATTGGATTCAAACCACCAATACCTGCATCTGTGTCATTAAACTTTACCACTCCATCGTGGCCAGTGTAATTTGCCATAGTTATTCCTCCGTGTTATTGTCAGCTTGATCTATGTTGATTGGTTCACCATCGTTGAACGGTGAATCAGTTGGGATTACTTCTGCTTGAGCCTTGACCTTTGCTGACTTCTTTTTAGCCTTTACAGAAACTTTTTGAGTTGGTTGATCTGGATGTGTTGACCACCCTTGCTCTACCATCTCGTTCACTTGTCGCATATGCTGACAAGCAAATTCTTTACCATCTTTATATACTAATCTTTTTGCCATATTAATTGGTTCCTCGTGTATATTTATATTGAACTGTGTATGTTATATCTACTCTGCCTAGTGGATACAATGCAGTATCATCGCTGGCTATGTTTGATACAAATGAGTTCATTGCCAAAGAGTTTCTCTTACGATCTTCTTCCAACTTCTCTTCAATTGCTTCAACCATTTTGTTCTTTTGTGTGTCAATGTTGTTGTTCACACTTGTTGCAGAGCTCTCCGCCCTAACATAACCTTGTATGACATAATTGATCGTTCCAAACCTAACACCAGCTGAACCAAAAGCGGCATCTTCTCTGTCCTCTTCTGCTGTTCTAACTATGATAGCAGGATATTGTGCTATGGATAGGGTTGATATGTCTATGGGATTCCTTGAAACCAATACCACATTGGGATCTGTTATCCCTTGTAGTGCTTGGACTATGTTTGCGGCTATATCCTCTCTAACAGACATATTATCTTACCAATCTGTTAAAGTGTTGTGGTTGTTGTTCGTGATCTTCCACTGTGCCATCGCCATCAAAGTCATACTTGACACCATCCTGTAGGATGAAATCTAATTCTTCTCTGAATGCTGACTTGTAGTAGTCCATCATCATTCTAAATCTGTCTGGTTCCGCTGAATGTTGTGTCAGCTGTGGTAGTATGTAGTATGCCAATGTGTGATATACTGCCGCCCTTGTGAACTGTGCGGCTGTTAATTTTGTTGTGACCATTTCTAAATTTACATTGTTGAAATGTCTGCTCACACCTGAATATGAGCTAACACGAGGCCACCACTCAATCCTCAATAGCCTTTGTATGTCAGCTGTTGTTTTTGTGTGATAAAGACTGAAGTCTATGATACCATAATCTTTGATGTTAGGTTCATATTCTAGTATGTCTGCATCTGTTGAATAGTTGCTCATCTGTGTTTCTCCTGTTTATACGAGTGGGTGTATAAAACACCCACCCACATTGTTTATTGTCGTTGCTCCACTATCTAGGATTATGCATCCTGGATTGATGAGTCTGCTTCAATTTCACAACCATAAGAGTCGTGTAATTCACCAACACCATATACTGCTGTTGCTACGATTTCAGTTGCTCTTAAACTTGCATCTCTCTGAGTTTCAATTTTAAGATCCTGTAACATCGCTAGACCTAAAGCATCTTTATGGAATACTGCACCTTTGTAATCACCAGTTGTTCCTGGTAAGTTACCTGATGAGTCAGCCATATTTGATGTTTCATACACAGGAACTCCTGCGATAGATCCAACATAGCCTGATACTAATGCTTCATTACCAACACCTGGATTAGGGTTAGCAAATGTGTTCGTTAAACCTTTCTTAAGGTCATATGCCACATTAGGGTGTAATACACAGGCTAGATCCGTTGCTGGAACACCTGTTGCTCTTAATTTAGCTACTGCTTGGAAAATGAAGTCTGCTGACATAACATTTGATGTCGCCGCTCCACCTACTGTATTAGTAAATCCACCAAATAGTGCTGTAAGATCTGTGTCAATTTTTCTAGCGATTGCTTCACCAAAAAGTTTACCTAAATCTCTTACCACATCTGATTCTGAAACATTCATCGCATAGTCAGTTAGTGTTGTCATAATACCATTTTCTAAAACAGTCAAGTTTGCTACTGAAGTAGAAATAGTTGTTGAACTGAAGTCCGCATTTTCACCTGGTGCCGTTGCTGACACAGTTGGGTAAATTGGAACTTGGATTGTCTTACCACTATTAGCAGGTAAAGTGTAATTTCTCACCAAACCTCTCATAATGGATCTTTCGTTTGCTACAAATAAAGCCTCTGCCACCATTGGTGAAATAAGGTCATTTAATGTAGTAGTTGTTGAGTTTGCCATAATTTATTTTCCTTTTCTATTATGCAAGTCCAGCCTTTTTACGATAATCAGCATATTTCTGCCTATCGTCTGGGTTGGACATATCTAGTTTTGTTATATCAACTTTTTCACCGCTACCAGCTACATCACCTATCTTACTTGTAGAACCAGATCCTGACGGAGTGGCACTGACAAAATGTGGGTTTGCCGTTAAAAATTCGCCAACAAGATCTGATACCGTAATATGTTCGCCCTTATCATTGTATCTCACTTGTCCTGACTTAGGATCAACAATCTCAACATCACCAGCTTCGTTCATTTTAACTTGGTCCTTGACCAGTGTCGCCACTTGGCCTGGATTCACAGCTTTAAATTTACTAGCCGCATCAAGCAATGAACCATCTACCTTGATAGTTTTCACTTGAGTAAGCAAACCGTTTATTTGTGCATCTTTCTTAGACATACTGTCTTTTAAAATCTGTTCAAACTCACCCTTTGCTTTGAGTTTATCTTGTTTTTCCTTTTCAGCCTTATTAGCTAATTCGCTGTAATAATCTGGATCAATTCCTTCATATTTCTTTTCAAACTTTCTTCGCTCTCTAGCGATTCTGTCCGCAACGATCTTGTCTAAGTCCGCCTGTGTAAAAGCCTTTGCCTCTGATTCAGTTGTCGCTTCAGCTGATGCTTCTGCTTCTACTGGAGCCTGAGTTGGCTCAGTGTTTTCTATTTTATTTTCCGTTTCACTCATCGTATACTCCTTTTTTTAAGTTTATAAGTTTAACTCCAACATATTGTTGTATGTTGTATTTATTAGTGTTTCCGCTCACTTCTTATTTGCTCCAAGTTGTATCTACTCTGTTGAATGATTATTGGAGTAGGTGAGCTTTTAAATTTACCCTTGGTAAATTCTGGGTGACTGAAAAAGTATATGCAAGGTGATGAATCATCTTGGTTTAGATCATACACTTCATCGTCTAATTGGTCTATGTCATCTGGTGCATTGGTGTAGACTATGGCATCTGCCACATCATCATCCCATTGTATGTCATTCTGTGCTATGATTGTTGGATCGTATTCTATAAACAATATCTTGCCAGCCATATAGCTGTCTAGACTCCACGGACACACATCAGCAATTGATTTGAAGTAATCTAACCAATTAACCTCTTGATCTTTTCTTTCTACCACCTGATTTCTTACCTGATTTCATTGACTTCTTTTTCTTGTCGTGTTTTTTACCTTTATGCATCTGCTTGTCCCTCTGTGTTAAAGAACTGTGCCATTTCTGGGTGTAGTTCTATTATCTGCTCATTTGTATAACCCTGCTCCACCATTTCTCTCATATGACTGACTAGGTCTGCCACTGAAGTCATAGGTGGGTGGGTCATCTCTCCGCTCTGTCCCTCTAGAGTGGAAACTGGTTGTTGGGTCGCTTGTTGATCAGCTTTGACTTCATCTAGTATGTCCTCATCTTTGATCAATGCTTCTGCCAACATAATATCAATGTGTTGTAGTAATTTTTGATTGGCTGGTTGTGTTTCTTTTGCCTGTTTCAATAGTGCTATCGTGTTTTCTTTGTCGTGTATATTGAATGAATCTGGATAATCTATCACACCATCATATGAGCTGTTCTGCCACAAGGCCCATATTCTCCATATCTGTTCTTCCGCAAGTTCTAATAGATCTGCTTTCTGTGATAGCCTAGCATTCAACAATTGAAATTCTGTCTGTAGTGCTACACCTGACATAGTCCTTGATGTGGTTGATCTCACCCCACCCATATTGGCCATCCTGTTTATGCTATCAGTCTTTTCATTGATGCTGGATATAATCTGTGTTATACCTGAACCACTAGGTTCTAACAAGAAAGGTTTTAGGTTGGGGTCCAAGTCATCTGGCAAGTCTATGACAGCACCAGCTCCTGCAGAGGCCTGTGTGTTGCTTGTTTTAACTAGACTTGGATGATTGGAAACTCTAATAAGTTGTTCTAATTCACTCAACTCATTGTATATTGCTCTTTGTGTGTCAGCTATATCTGATATGTCTGATACACCAATACCTTTTGTCTCTGATCTACCTGCATATACTGGAATGCAAGGAACCATACCAATTGGATTTGCAAATACATCTAGCACTTGCATATCGTTTTTCATTTGCCCACTTTTCTTGTATACGGTTGTCTCTGTCTTTGTTATGGTTCTAAAATATACTGCTTTGTCGTCCATACCATCTAACATAGTAAGATATGTCAAACTGTAGACACCGTTGGGTTGTCTTTCATAGCCCCAATCAATAACATTTTCTGGTGTTATGATTGAAACATATGGTCTTATGTTCTGTTGTAGTTCTTCCGCCCTTGTGGCCACCTGTGTGTTGGGTTTGTCCACCATAACCCATATGTGTCCATACACTGAACTATATGTGCTACAATCTCTCATAAAAGCATCAAAGCTTCTACCATCTAGATCACAGTCATTCAAGAAAGGGTCTAATGCAGGGTCATTGCTTATAGCACCGTAATCTCTGATTGGTGGTTTTCTGAATAAGAAACTGTTGAAAGTCTCTACCACTGACTTACAGTGGTTGTCTAAGGGTGTGTTTTTAATTCTGTTGTCGTATTCTTCATTTGATTCCAATACATATTTCACTAGATATTGACCTTGTCTGTAGTCATTCCCGCCATTGAAACTGTCACTGTAATAGTGCCATCTTTTAATGTTCTTTTTCCAATCTGAATGAACTTTAAGGCCGTAATATTCTATTCTGTATTCAATATCAAAAGCATCATCTATTGTTGCCATCTAAGTGTCCTTAATTATTTGTAAGCATTGACCAAGTTTGTAGTTTGCTATTATTTATGCTATTTCTTTTAACAGGAAATAAATGTTCTACCATATATCCCAGTGCATCTGCCATATGCGAAAGGTTATCTGAGTCAGCTATCTGACTGGTTCCTTCCTTGTATATCATCCTGCTCAAGCTCTTGATCACATTCTTACAGTTGTGAGTGACCCATAGTTTCTGTTTGCCATTGTGTGACTTCAATGCACTATTGACTGCATTGACCCTGTCTCTTATGGCTGGGTTGGTGGGTCTAGTCAAACATCTGAAGCCTGCATTCTGTAATATGCTTAGGTCAGTCCTACCACCTGCACTTGTTTTCCTTTGTCTACTGGCACTATCTGGGTAGATAGTGATCTGATGGTTGGGATACTTGCTTTTTATTTCTTGCACCATCTCATCTGTGTTTGAACCCCATATGGCTATCTCATCAAATATCACTATGCCCTTGTCTGTCATTGTTGCCACACAGGCACTCATTGGTGATATGTTAAAGTCCATTCCTATCATAATGTTCTTGGGTATCTCTATCTTTTCTCTCCATATGGTGTGTGCACCATAGTTGTAATACACTTGACCACTGTATGTTTCAAAGCTGGCTTCGTATTCCTGTCTGAATGTCCTTTCATCTAGGTCAGCCTTGGCCTGATCTATTTCTTTTGATGGCACTTGTCCACCATCTATAGTAGTATATTGGAAGCTGGCCCAGTTGTCAATGTCTATCTTTGAATGTTGGAATAGATCATATGCCCAGTTGCCAATGCCTTTAGGTGTCCCGCAGAATAAGGCACCGCCTCCAGTGTCTGATAGTGTGGGTCTCAATACTTCAGTCCAGGCTTTCTGTTCTATGTCAGCGAACTCATCTAAAACGATGAAATTCAAACCTACACCTCTCAATGAGTCACCATTGTCAGCACCTTTAAGACTTATGATACTGCCATTCACTAGCCTTATCGTTAGATCACTCTCGTTTATTTTTTTAGCCCAGTTTAGTTGGACTAATTTCTTCTTGAGTTGATCCCATACGATCGTCTTGCTCATTCTATAGCTTGGAGCAATATACCACACCGTTTGATTGGGTGTAGATGCGGCTTTACACATCTCTCTTATGGCCAAATGTGTCTTTCCAAATCTTCTTCCTGATATAAGGACTCTGAATCGTTTGTCTGATTCAGCGATCTGTTTTTGTGCTGATGATAAAGGCATTGTGTAGTTATTTATAAAGGGTCACCACCCCTATAGAAAGGTAATCTATGTCGTAGATATTAGGGGTGGCGATATCTAGAAGCCTATGCCCAGGCCATTGCCCAGGTTCCAAACCACTGCTATACCCTGTCCTACCAGTGGGATGTCTATAAAGGCATCTTTATATTTCTGTGGCACTCTTTCAACCACTTGGTGATGTATGATGTTCCTGACAGTAAAGAAAGCGATAACCGTGCCCACACTAGGGTTTGCACCCATTATGGGGTTAAGTTCTACAAGGCCTGGTGTAGATGCTATCTTTATGGTTTGTAAGGCATCCATAACAGTAAGCACCTGGAACCACTTCATCTTGGTCTCTTGCTTGTCAGTTAGTTCATCTGCATTTGCCGTCATCTCAAAAGACAATATCAGCAAAGGCACCATCAATAGTTTTTTTATCATTTGTTTCATATTATATCAAACTGTATTTTTTTAGATCAACAGGTAGTTTATCTAAAGGACACTTCTTGAGATAATTGGACACGGTTCTCTTGGCTTTGCCCAATTGTTTCCTTACCGCCTTGATGTCCTCGTTGGCCTGTAATCTCAGTGTGTTGTGGACATATGCCACATTCCTGTTGTTCTGATGTTCTGGCTTGAAGTAAGTTTGTCTGTCTGACTTTTCTAGATGATAGTTGTAGTCTTTTATCTTGGCCAGTTCAAAGTCTGTCTTGTGCTTGTAGTCAAAACCTGGCATCAATTGTTCAAGTAGGTCGTGTGCTATCTGTGTCATCGTGTCATCATCAACCACTGATATGAAATCTAGCTTGGGTAGTTTTTTCACGAACTTTGAATATGCTCTCACCGTGTATTCAAGCTCTGGTGGAACCTTGTCTTTCATCTTTTGTCGTATGGTTCTCCTAGCATTATGGTTGACACTGATGTTGCCTGTCCATAAACGACCCGTATACTGTGTGCTTCTATACACATAACCTTTCTTGAGCTTGGGTAGATAGTCTTTGCACTTGTCAAAGTCATCTAACACAGTGACACGATGTCCTAGGGGCATCTTTTCGTCCTTAAGGTCTTTCACTGTGCCAAGACCGTTGTTATCAAAATGTTCTCTGTATGTTATCTGATCAAACACATTGATCTCAGCAAATTCTATATGTGGTTGCGGCTCTCTAGAAAAATGTTGGAATGACTTGTCCTTGATATCTTTCAATTGATCTAACACCTGCTGTCTTAGACCTTTCTTGAACTTCAATACCACATACTTGACGGCATTCTTGGTTTCTGGTGGAGCGAAATCACTCCTGACCAAGTTAGATATTCTGTGCATCATCGTGCTGTCTTTCCAAGTTAGGCCGTCACACATATGCATCTTGTTTTCTAGTGTCTTTCTCTTGTGTGCTATGTCTGGGTGGAAGTTAGGAAAGATCACAGTTAGGAAATCGTGTTCCTTAAGTTCTTTCAATTTGTTGCCCATTATTCCAACTCGTTTCCGTGTTCGTCCACATTCTCCACTGACAATATCTCTGGGTCATACTCATCAGCATAAGGGTCATCATACACTTCAACCCAACCATCTGGACAAGCATTCATTGACAGATGTGGAATGTAATCATCATCTTTGAACTGTTTGTTCCTAGGGTGTTTTACGAAGTATTCAGTTTCTCTGATTGTGGTTCTCCTAACACTTACCTTGTAGTATCTATAGGGGCCTTCTTTTAGCACATCAATCACTTCTTGTTGTGCCTGATCTTTATCTTTTGTTAGCATAATATTTCTCCTTGTATTGTGTATATTTTAACATATATTGCTGATTTGTCAAGCATTTATTAGGACTGGGGTTTGTCATACTTGGTTGGGTCCTTTCTCCAGTTGTCCCAGGCCATCTTCCGTGCTTGAGCTTGTAATATCTGCCTCCTTACTTGGTCTTTCTTTAAGGGGCTTGTTGGTGTTGTGCTGAACCCTTTAGGCTTTATTATGAAGTTGGAATCTTCCTTGCTCTGTAATGTGACCATCAAGTGGTTGGTTGTTTCCATCTTTAATATGATATAGCCTAGCATTCTAGCCACATCTTCTATTAGCCATTTAAGGCTTTTAAGATACTTAGGCATCGTTGAACTCTGGTAATTTACCACGGTTCTCTAGCATATGCTTATGAACTGCTTTCTTACCCAGGTTGGCACAGGCCTTATGATAGTTCTGCCAGTGAATGTGTCCTGAATCAAGTTGTATCAGTTGTTGCTCAACTGCCTTACGACTTGGCTGTGTTGGTTTCCATTTGTTCTTGGGTATGTCATACTTGTTCTTGGGTCTCTTGGCTGTTCCTGATCTCTGGACCAACCTTAGTCCGTCCTTGCTGACCTTGATGTTCTTTATGTCCAACAATGCTATAGAAGTTTGTTTTAAAGGTGGTTCTACATCAGTGCTCTTACCAAGGCGAGTGTCGTATCTCGCCTTGATCTTATGCTTGTATTGAACTCCTAATAATTTGTTAGGCATTGACCACACTCATTATCATCTGATGCTCTCGCACTCTCTGTTTAGGTAGTTTGATCTTACCATTAGTAATATAAGGTCTACCACTGAAGTCATAAGCATACATCTTAGGTGTCTGCTTGTGTTTCAGTTTTATGGCCTTTTTGAACTTCAAGTTTGTGTTGATCATACCTTGGTAAGTCAATGGCTCTAGTTGTTGTAAAGGTTGTATAGTTTGTGCTACAATGCAATCTGGCTTCTTGTAGACATAACATAACATCTCTTGTCCCCAGACACTATTCATTTCGTCTACTTCTACACTGATAGCCGTCCCCACATTGGGTGATATGAAATCGTAGAACTTCTGCCAATAGCCTATCTTATCTTTGATTCTATGTAAAGAAAGTTCTAACGGTGCATCAATGGCTTGATATATTCTACTAGCTACACCCCAACCTCTATACTCTGGCTTCACAAACACCGTAGATAGTATGGCATCATTGGGTGCTATTATTTTACTTTTGTCCTTTGTGCCTATACCAACAGTCTTGATAAAACCTACTGTATGATCACCAACTGTGACCAACTTGTAAGCGATATTATCATTTTGCACTGGTTCATCGTCTGATAGATATGTTTCATCTAAAAGACCACCCGTGCACCAATAGTCCTCAATGGCCATCTTTTTCTGTCTAGCTAGATCTAATAGCTGAACTTCTGACTTGGGACTTACAAACTGTAGGTTGTCCTGTTGTTTGCTGAATGGGTAAGTTTTACTCACTAACCGTTTGTTGGCTTTGATATTAGCCTTTACTCTGTCTATTATATTATTACTCTTTGACATAACATTTACCTTTCTATGTTTAATTGTTATTCTATATAATAACATAGAAAGGAGTCTTGTCAACCAGGAAAAAAGCCTTATTTTATGCGGTTATTCGTCGTCTGACCACGGTAAAGGTTGGTTATTTTCATTGCTCATAGGTGAATCTGACTGATTCAAAAGGTTCTTTCCCAACCAAATTTGCATAACTGCATTGCCTTTGAATGCTGTCTCCAGCTGAGCCCGTCTTAATCGTTGGTTGGTCTCTGAATATGCTTTTTGTATAATATCACGAAAGTTGTATTTGAGTGTCTCTCTTTTGATATCAAACCAGTCAGCAATCTCTTGGTAATTGCAATGTAATGCCGCTAATTTATACACTTCATCTGGTGGGATTATTCGTTTGTTGTCACCCCTGCCCACTATGAGTCCTTGTTTCTCCATAGTGCCCCATTTTTCGTGTTTCCTTTTGTAGTTTTCTTCAAAAAGATCTTTACTGCTCTTGTCAGCTTGTAGCTTGATGGCTTCTGGGTTGGTGATCTTTAGGTCTTTGTCGTCTGGTGTTTTTTGCTCTGTCATTTTTGCCTCCTTTTTTTACGGTGTTGTTTCACCTATTGCTTAATTACAGATGTAGTTCTTCACATTTGACTCTGAATCTTCTTATGGCTGTTCTGCTGGCCGTTGTTGATATGCTACACTTGACTGTGTAGACTGTGCCTGCCGTTCCACCACTCAAAGTCACTGTGGTAGTCGTCCCTGTGTTGGTGCTTGAACTTTTAGTTAGACCTGTGTCAACCGTGTAAGTGTTTGAGTTGATGGTGTCTCCTGTGTTCAAGAAGTCTGCCCAATCAATGGTGTAGTCTAGAACTGATTCTGGGTCCTTCCTGATAAAGGCTCCCACATTGTCTCTTTCGTATCCTGTTGATGCTGTCATACTGTTATTTATAACTCCTCTGTGAGTATATCAAAGTGATATACTATCTTCTTGTTGTTTGTTGTGTTGGCCACCATCTTTACACCGTGTGTGCCCGTTTCGTTGGGTTTGAAATAGGCCTGTGCTATGTGTGGTGTTGTCTTGCCTGCTATCTGATCTGTGTAGACAGCTGTCTCTGTGATTTGTATGTCTGCGGTTGTTGTGAAAACACAATCATCTAGGCTTTCACCTGTGGCCATTTCCTCAAATAGGTCAATGCTGATGTCTTCCTTTGAACCATTGGGTATCCTTAGATACTTGGTGGTGTTGCCCTGTTTCCATTGTAGTTCTGCCATATGTTTACCTGTCCAGCTGACTGCTTGAAACTGTCCTAGTCTCCTGCTCAACTGTTATGTTCCTTGCCTTACCCGTCTTGCTTGACCAAGTGCTTGAAGCACTCCAAGTGCCTGTGTCACCCCATAGCAACAAGCTCAATGTCTTCAATGTCTCTGCCTGTATGCTCCTTGTGAATGGTTCCAATTTCACTGTCCTCTGTTGTGGGTCAGCTTTGAATGTGTGTGTCCTAGTCGCTCTGTTCAATCTCCTTTCAAAGCTGGGTGCCCTGATAACAACCAGATCTCCATCATCACTTGATAGGCTGGCTATGGCCACCACCGCTGATGGTTCAGCTGGCACTAGGCTGGTGACTTGATGTAATACACCAACTTCATCTGCATCTGGGTTGGCTAGATTGAAATTCAAACTTGCAACGATGGGTGAACTGGTCAAAGTGTTTACCAATACCACTGCGGCTGTGTCCACCACTGCTATGTTGAAGCTGGATGCGACTGTGGTTGAGTGTATGACTTCTACACCATCTGGATCCATTGTGACTGTGAAACTTGTGCTTATGTTGTTGACCACTCCTGCAGGATCAGTCTTTATCAAACCTGCCGTGCTTGGATCAACTTCAACTGTGAAGCTGGCATCAACCACTGGTTGTGGATTTCCCAGTCTTAGGCCACCCAATGTGGTCACTGTGAAGCTTGGAGCGATGTCGCTCAACTCACTGTCCACTATTCCGTGTATCTGGTCAGCATCTATGTCAGCTATGCTGAATCCAAAGTTTATGTTGCTGAATCCTGAAAATAGTGGTGCATATGCTATGTTCAATCTCTTTGTGGCTAGAGGCACTTCACCTGTGCCAGATGCAGTATAAAGCACGAGCTCCAAACTGGGATCTCTTATGTCACTTGTTTCAAGTATGGTCTCTCTGGTTATACCATCATCTACTATGTTGGTGTATTCGTTGTTGTTATACAATAGTGTGGCTTCTGCTGATCCACCGTGGTTTGAAAGACTTGTTAAAGCACCTAGGCTGGGCTGATATTGTTTAGCGAAAGGACCGTTGGGATTTGAATGCAATAAGTTATCACCTGAATCACTTTTCAATGTTAAAATTCTTGAACCAGAACTTATAGGTTGTGGTGCATCAATCTGCCATAGTGTGCCCACTCCTTTGTATACCGCATCAGCGGGTATCATATCTGTGAAGCCATAGTCACCACCTTGTGGTTCTATCAAACCTGTGGTGTTATGTGTTCTGCCTGTGTATTTGTATCTGGCTTTGATCTGAAATATTCTCATTTCTAGACCAATTTCAGTGTTAAATCTTCCTGAATATTTAAAGTTAGATCCAGCTGGGATATCATCTAGATTTGCAAGTGGATTGTTCACTGTGCCTGAAAATCTAAGCAATACAGTTGGTCTCTTACCAAACTTGGCTATGGTGCCAGGTAAATTAGGAAAGGCATTGCTTGACGGGATTGAGTTGTCTCCTCCTGGGATTGACAATGTTATGGTCTGTCTGGTTTGATCTGACAGTTCAACGGTGGCTTGAGCTGATCTACCAAAAGTTGTAGGTGTTGGTTCTGGTTGCCAGTATGCTTCAATCTTGCCAAAGTGTGGTGTGCCTGTGTTGGTGTTGCTCGTATACGAGTTGTGTCCTTTCCTGTGACTCTGTATGTCAATCTGTATTTCAAGTGAGTTGGGTTCATCAAATATTGCATTATGATCAATCTCTGTGAAATCAAACTGCATCTGTATAACTGCTTTTGCCACTTCATTTGAACTATTGAACTGAAAGAAAAACAGATTAGGATCTATCGTGCCGTGTGTTCCTGAACCTGCAGGGTTTGTGATTGGATCTGTGATCAAATAATCATTATTATCTAGATTACGATATTGTAGTATTTTTGATGGAAAACTTTGAAAGGTGTCCTCTAGGTTGTTTGCACCATCTCTTATTATCAAAGGTCGTTTGAAGTCTGATGTGTTTGATCTGCTGTTGCTTGAGTGTGCTACACTAGTATCTTCAGTGAATGATAAGAATGATGTGCTTAAATTTGCTTCGCCTAATATGGTCGCCATTTAAGTCCCCCTTACTCATTCTCAATATACTTGTTGCCCGTTAGTTGTTCAATATCTTGGATCATTTTCTCCATATTGACT